GTCACACTGGAAAATCCCTTATAGATAAGGTTGATATCCTCGATTGTATGTTACGCGGCAAGTTCACCAGAGCTGGTGAAACTGCTTCACAATTATTCTTGAAAGAAGTCCCTTTCACAGCGAAAGCTGTATTGGAGCGACTTCTCAATTGTGAAGTGGTGCGTTCTCGTTCAAGTGGAGTTCTGTTGAAATTCTGTATCTCTTCGATACATTTGAAAAGCTCTATTAAAGCTACGCGGGCAATCATCGATTGCATGTCTGATTCAGATCAGAAATTATTTTTCCGCTTTTCAATCTTTCAACTATTCTCAATTTTTCGTTCTCTCTGCAGTATACCATACTCAAATTTTATAAAAACTTTAAAATACTATACTGCATACCCTCTCGCACATTTTCTCAAGAATGACCTCCCGGAGGCACCTTGCGATTTTGATACGAATTATCCCTTCGTTGGTAACAACGTTATCAGGAAATGGTGGAAGGAGCGTATGATGTCAACATGTCATACTAAGCGCAATTTACAGCTGTTTTGGTCCCTTTTACAAGGGGTTAAACGTGCTTGTGAGTTCGCTGATGATTCCTTCATCCACACAACCATGCTCAAACATAAAGAAGCTTTATCTAGGGAGCATCCATGGAACGACGACCTTATGGCTCGTTACACGGATCAATGTGAAAAGTTCTTCGGAAGATTTCACAGAAACCCAAAGAGGTGTTCTAAAACCTCAAGAAAGCTTAAGTATGAAATGAGTAACTCCTCTTGTTGGGAGTACACTAGATCGATGGGAGGCCAAAAAGCCTACCTTTTAGATCATATTAATGGTGTGTTGGATAGTGATTATTCACCTTTACCTGAGGACACTATATCATGTCCCTGGGATTCTTGGAAAGTATACAGAAGATGCATTGTTCAATGTAAATTCGCTGATAACCTATTAAAGATGGTAGAGCAAGGACCCGTAAGGGTCGTCGAGCTCCGTGGAACACAGACTCCGAGTTTTGAAACTCTAATGGAGATCTTAGGTTCTACAGTTACACCAGCAATGGTCCAAGCAATCTTGGAACCACTTAAGGTTAGGCTTATTACAAAGGGCCCTGCAGCTAAGTACTTTCTAGCTAAATCGTATCAAAAGGATCTTCATAAATATATTAGTCGTTTGCCTCAGTTTGAGTTAACTAAGACACCCTTATGTGAAGATCATATCCATCGTATGATGGAACGAGAGAGATACATACCAAATATGACTTTTACTCATTTCGTAAGTGGCGACTATTCAGCAGCCACCGATAACTTGGGAATAC